TGTGTTTCTTTATTTTATGTAAGAAATACTATGGGGTTTGGATGTCGATATATTCTAAAAACTTTCTCGAAACTGAGACTGTTGGTGGCGTAAATCCCTTTTCTACTGACTGGGGACGCGTTTACAAACGTCTCAGCCGTTTTGATAGAATTATTAACGGTGATTTTAGTAAATTCGATAAGAAGTCTTCGACACTTATGATCATGGCTGCTGCCACGGTTATTATTAAGGTGAAGAAGGCTATCTTAGCCAAGAAGGGAGTTGTAATGCCTGACAGCTACTACAATTCTCTTATCTCGGTTGCAAGCGATATTGCTAATCCGCTTATTATGATGGATAAAGATCTTCTCGAACTTCCCGGCTCTCTGAGCTCGGGGATTTTGATGACTTTCTTGTTCAATGATATTATCAATTCACTGTATATCAGGATGGCTTACTATAAGTTGGCCTCCGATACAGGAGTTCCTTCGATCCAATTGAAGAAACATTTCTCAGATAACGTTGAGTTTTTCTCATTAGGAGATGACAATACGTATTCGGTTAGTACCGATTCTTTGAAATTTTTCAATTTTAGGACTGTTAAGGAATATTTTGGTAGCATAGGTCTCAAGTACACTAACGCTGATAAGTCTGATGACATTTACGGTTCCATGCCCATTACTTCTGCCTCTATTGGCAAGAGGAAGTGGGTTTATGATTCCGGTTATGAGATTTTCAAGTGTCCTATTGAGAAAGCTTCCATATTAAAGACTATTACTATTTGCGTTGCTAGTAAGAGTCTTACTGCTGTTGAGCAGCAGTTTGAATCTTTGAAGTCAGCTATACCAGAGCTGGCTCAATATTCTGAAGAGGAATACCTTAAGAGAGTTGAGTCTCTTAGGTCTGTCTTTCCAGAGTACAAGTTCCCTTCGTACGATTATATTCTTACGAATCAAAAGGGAAGCGGTATAACTCCGTGGGTTCCTGAATCTCAGAGTATTTACGACTTTGAGTTTAGTGCCGCAAGTCTAAGCTGTGATGACTGTCTCGATTGAGACTGCATATTAGCGATCGTATTCGATCTTCCATCAGAATGATAAACATAGAATAAGTTTTGATGCGTCGCGTTACGATGACAGTAGGAGAGGGTATTTACCCTGTATTATTCTAGGACGCCTTCTTTAATTGACGAGAGTCAAATAATGGTCCAGAATATTCTATGTAGTGTGCGTTTACTAAGCCCTAAGTCAGGCCCTCGTACACTAACTACCGACTTTCTAACACATCTTCTTCATCGCAAGGTTCCAGCGACAATGGGACCCTCAGCAAAAATCCAGACGGGGTTATTGCTGCTGATAATTTTTCTGTTATTGAGTCTGATCCTGATTACGTTCAGGAACAGACCACAATCTTTAAAGAGACGCCGGGGACGTATACTGTCGATATTTCGGCAGAACGTGATTCCACCTATAGCGATGGTTTCACGGATAACGTTCCTCTCGGATCTTTTTTTCAACGGCCTGTCCGAATTTATGAGAATACGTGGAGCACTTCGTTTAACGATAGCTCCATTAATCATACCTTCGACCCTTGGGTACTTTGGCAGAGTGATGCTCGTGTCAAGGCCAAGCTGTCTAACTATGCTTATGCTAGTTTTGATCTTAAGCTTCGTTTTGTTACGAATGGCACTCCCTTTCAGTACGGTCGTCTGCTTAGTATTTATATTCCTTATGGGGATATTCTAGGTAGCAGAAACCAGGTTGCCAAAGAAGCTCAATCGTGGTACAACACGTTGGCTTCTGGTCGCCAGGAAAATGTTTTTCAGCATTTTTCGACTTATCCTCACGCTTTTCTGAACCCCTCCACCAGTAAAGTAGTTGAGATGACTTTGCCATTTATGTGGCATGACAATTTCTTATCTTTGAACGGTGTTACAGGCACTTCGAAAGAGACTCTCGGAACGATTCAAATCTATGATATGAATCCTCTGAGGATCGCTAACGTAAATGCTTCTGATTCCGTTACTTATAATGTCTTTGCTTGGGCAGAGAACATGAAGATGAGTGTCCCTACTGAGTTTACTCCTACGAGTAATTTTTCTACGCGCGACGAATACAATGATGGCCCTGTTTCTACAGTGGCTACCAATGTTGCCCAAGCCGCTGGAATGCTTAGTAAGGCTCCCATTATTGGCAAATTTGCTAAGGCTACTGAGATTGGTGCCGGCAGTATTGCTAATATTGCTCGCATTTTTGGCTTTTCCACTCCTATCATGGTCCAAAACCCTGGTAGGTGTGAGCTTAAAATGCATGGCCGATTGGCCAATACTTCGGGAGAAGATTCTGCTTATTCCTTGGCGTTGGATCCTAAGCAGGAAATTACCGTTGATCCTCGTACTGTGGGTGTCGCTCCCCATGACGAGATGACCATTAAGTCTATTGCTACTCGTGAGCAATTTCTTGCCCGATGTGAGTGGGGTGAGGCTGTTGGTTCTTTCACGACTCCTGGAGCAGAGTCTTTGATTTTTGCCTCTTTGGTTAATCCGAAGCAGACTCATATCACTGGCTCTGATGGTGGCAAGAAGCGTATCCAGCACACTCCGGCTGGATATCTTTCTAATATGTTTCAATATTGGAAGGGCTCTTGTACCTATCGCGTTGAAGTCGTTTGTACTCCAATGCATTCTGGTCGTCTTAAGCTGCAGTTTGATCCTTTTATCAAATCTACGGCTAAAGTCGTTTCAGATGTTAACACTGAGGATGTTAACGCTCGTTATACCATGATTATGGACCTTTCGGAAGCTACTTCCACTGAGTTCACGATTAATTGGAATAACAAGGCTGCTTGGCTGAAAACTATTGATGACGACCTCGTCAGTACTTTTCAGCCTCACCGCCATGAGCAGACCTCTTTTAATCTACAGGCATTGTATGATGAACAGGAGCACATGGGCATATTTACCGTTTCTGTGGTTAATGAGCTCGTTGCGCCCCTTTCTACTGCATTGCCTCCTAGTTCTACTACTTCTCCTGTACAGGTTAATGTATATTTTAAGATGTGTGATGATTTTATGTTGGCTCAGCCTGCTGAACTTTCTTCTTCGTGGAGTACGGCGAAGTTTTCAGCTACTTCTAACTTCTCCGATAGCACTTTTGTCGCTACTAGTAATACTACTACTGTTGACGAACATGCTATAATGGAGAAAGAATGTGATCCCGCTAACACTATGGTGTTTTTTGGTGAGTCCGTTGTTTCTATTAGGTCTCTAATTAAGCGTTATTGCAACGTTTTTACTGGAGATTATAATAATGATCCTCGGACGGCTAATTACGAGCTTGTTACTCGTTATTTGCCTCACACTCCTGCTTATGTTGCCAGAACTCTGGCGCGCAGGAACTCCTTTTTGTCGTATTTGATGCCGTGCTATATCGT